CCCGACGACGGCGCTCTTGCCCGCGACGCCCGCCACCGGCCCCACCCGCGCGCTCGTCGGGGAAGTGATCGACGACGAGCCAGCGATCACGCCGCCCACCAAAGCGATCGCGAGCATCGTGCGCGAGACGTGGCACCGGCAGAAAAGCCGATTGGGCCGGGTGCCCGCGGCCGGTCGCGCCGAGGCCCTCAACTATCAACGCGGCGTGTGCGAACTGGCGGGCGCGCTCGTGCCGCTGCTCGGGCCGTCGCGCGCCACCGCGTACGCGGCCACCGTCACCACGCACACCTACGCGCTCTTGCGACAGGGCGCGGATCCGTTCACCGCTGATCGCGAGGTACCGCCATGTCCGATCGAGTAAACGGGATCGACCGCGTCATCGCGTTCGTGCTCGAACATCCGTGGGCGCTCACCGACGAGGCGCGCATCGTCGTCGCCGACGTGCTCGCGCGACGCATCGCGGGCGAACATGCGAGCGACGACGACATCGCCGCCGCCGTGGCGCAGCGTCGCACCCCGACCACCGCCACGGGCGGCGTCGCGGTGATCCCGGTGCACGGAATGATCGCGCCGCGCGCCAATCTGCTCAGCGACATCAGTGGCGGCGCGACGTTCGAGGGGTTGAGCGAGACGTTGTCGGCGGCGGTCGCCTCGCGGCCTCGCGCGATCGTGCTCGACATCAACTCGCCGGGCGGCAACGTCGCCGGGGCGCACGAGTTCGCGCGCGAGGTGCTCGCGGCCCGCGCGCAGGTGCCGATCGTCGCGCAGTCCAATCACCTGATGGGATCGGCGGCGTACTGGATTGGCAGCGCGGCCACCGAGATCGTCGCGTCGCCCTCGTCGCTCGTTGGCGGGATCGGCGTCTACACGCTCTACGCCGACATCTCGGCCGCGCTCGAACGCCGCGGCGTCAAGCACACCCTGATCGCGGGCGGCGGCGAATACAAGGGCGAGGGCGCCGACGGTGGCCCGCTCAGTGACGCCGCGCTCGCGCACCGCAAAAGCGTCGTCGAAGGGTTCGCGACGCAATTTCTCGCTGACGTCGCCGCGGGTCGCGGGGTGGACGCCGCGATCGTCCGCGACACGTTCGGGAAGGGCCGCGTGTTGCGCGCGCCCGATGCGTTGCAGGCCGGGATGGTCAACCGGATCGCGACGCTGCACGACACGATCACGCGCCTCGGGGGCAGCGTCGCCGCACCCGCCGCCGAGGCCGCTCTGGCGATCGCCGCCGCCACGGCCCACGAGCCACAAGCCACGGCCCACGAGCGCGCCGCGTTTTTCGCCGAGCAACTCGAACTCGCGCGGCAAGCCACCGAAGCGGAGTTGTAAATCATGAATCTCGCACAATTGGAAACCGATCTTCGAACCAAAAAGCAGGCGCTCCGCGCGCTCGTCGAGAACACGGCGCGCGCGTGTCAGGACCACGTGGTGACACCTGCGACCGCGACGACCCCGGCCGTCATCGGGCGCCTGATGACCGCCGACGAGAAGGCGGCGATCAAGGTGCAACAGGACGAATGCGCCGCGATCCAAGCGCGCATCGACGGGATGCAGGGCGACGCCGCGCTCGTGCGGCTCGTGCAGGGCATGACCGCCGACAACGTGCACGGCGGCGTCGGCGGGGCGGATCCGCGCGCGGGCGCGTCGCGCCTCTCGATCGGGCAACAGTTCGTCGGCGATGACGGCGTGCGTGCGTTCCTCGCGGCGGGCGGGCACCGTCGCAACGGCGCGTGGGCGACCCCGCCCGTCGAGTGTTTCGGCCCGCTGCACGCCACGACGCTCACCGAGGATCCCGCGTCGGGCGGCAAGCTGGTCGTGCCGCAGTACTTGCCGGGCATCCGCTCGGTGATGTTCAAGCGGCTCGTCGTCGCGGATCTGATGGCGCCGGGCACCGCGACGTCCAACGCGATCATCTACATGGTGGAGACGACCTTCACCAACGCCGCCGCCGCGGTCGCCGAGGGCGCCGCGAAACCGGAAAGCGCGCTCGCGTTCGATCAGCGCACGGATCCGGTGTCGAAGATCGCGCATTGGTTGCCCGTCACCGAAGAACTGCTCGAAGATGTACCCGCGATCTCGTCGTACATCGACGCGCGGCTCACGCTCGGCGTGCAGCTGGCCGAGGAAGACCAACTCCTGAACGGCAACGGCACGCCGCCGAACATCATGGGCGTGATGAACCGCGCGGGCCTCGCGGCGCCCGTCGCGCGCAACGGAGCGGCGACACCGCCCGAGACGAACGCCGACGCGATCCTGCGACAGATCACCGCGATCGCGACGAGCGCCTTCGTCTATCCCGACGGCATCGTGATGAACCCCGCGAATTGGTTCACCGTCGCGACGTCGAAAGACGCGCAGGGGCAGTACTTCGGCGGCGGGCCGTTCTCGTCGCTGCCGACGGCGTCGCTGTGGGGCACGCCCGTGGCGATCACACCCTCGATCGTGGCGAACACGGCGCTCGTCGGTGCGTTCGGCACGATGACGCAGGTGTTCCGCAAGGGCGGGATCCGCGTCGAGGCGAGCAACAGCCACCAAGATTTCTTCATCAAGAACTTGGTCGCGATCCGCGCGGAGGAACGCCTCGCGCTCGCGTGCTATCGGCCGGGCGCGTTCGGCAAGGTCACGGGCCTGAACTAAACCCACACGGCGGTGCGCGTCCCGGTGGGGCCGCACCGCCTCGACGACGAAAGGACACAGACCGATGACAGACGAAGCAACGTCGAGGGCCGCACAGGATCCGGGGTGGAGCAACTCCCCACCCAACGACGGCATCTCGTCGACCGAACCCCCGCCCGGCGACCGACCGATGAACGAACCGGGATGGAGCAACGATCCCGTCGACCCGCCGCCCGCGACCGGGGCGACCGCGGGCACGCCGGGCAGCTGGACCCCCGCAGGGACCGCGCCGCCCGCCGACTTTGCGGCGATCGGATCGATCACGGCCACCCCGCAGATCGCGTGGGCGACCGGCCAGTACGTCGTGCTCGGCGACGCGAGCGAGGCGTATTGGGACGGCGCCGCGTGGCAAATCGGCCGGGCGGTGTAATCGGCCATGTGGGAGTGGGGGGATCCGGGGCCGTGTCCGGTGGACGACGCGCCGCACACGACGTGCACGAGCGCCGACTACGTCGCGACCGATCGGCGCATCGTGATCGTGCAGCTGCCCGCGCGTGACGCGCCGGGTGCGGTGCCGCTTGCGGCCGAGCGGATCCAAGCGACGTTACCACCGGGGCAGTTCACCACCGGCACGTACCGAGGGGCGCGGCCACGGCCGCTGCGAAAACGCTGATGACGTGGGACACGATCGCGGCGTTGCCGGTGCGCGTCGCGAAGACGGCGCCGACCGATGAACCGCTCACGCTCGACGACGGGAAACTGCGCGCGGGCCTCGATTGGGCCGTGGGCGATCCCCGCGATGCGTTGATGCAGTCGTTCATCAGCGCCGCTCGCGCGTACGTCGAGCAGCGCACCGCGCGCGCGATCCCGGCGCAGGCGCATCAACTGTTCTACGACGGCACCGGGATCGGCGTCGGCACGCTGCTCGCGGTGCCGGGCACCTCGCAACCGCTCGTCAGCGTCGAGGCCGTCACGAGCACCGACGCCGCGGGCGCCGATCACGCGCTCGACCCGGCCGCGTACCTCGTGCAGCGCGGGCGCGGCCTCATTCAACTCGTCGGCCCATTGCCCACCGACGTGCGCGCGCTCGAAGGGTGGCGCGTCGATCTGACGTGTGGCAGCGACCCACTCGATCCCGAACTGTTGCAGGTGATCGGATTGTTGACGGCGCACTATGCGACGCTCGGCCGCGACCTCGCGAGCATCACCCCGGCGCTCGAAATTCCACAAGGGTTCGAAGACGCGATCGCGCCCTTCGTGCCGCAGGTGATCCCATGAGTCTGATCGCGCCCGCCGCGCCGATCTCCCTGCGCAAAGACCGCGGGATGTTTCAGAACCCCGGCCCGCCTGTTCCCGTCGGCACGGGGTTCGCGCAGTCATGGATCGATCTGCCGCCCCCGGCGTTCGCGCGCGTCACGCCCGCGACGAAGGCGGCGGTCGAGCAGATCGCGCAGGGCACCGTCGTGTCAATGGCGACGCACCTTGTGACGATCCCGTACCGCACGGGCCTCACCACGAAATCGCGATTCGTGATCGACGGGCGCACCCTGAACGTCCTCGGCATCTACGACGCCGACGAGCGCCACGCGGAATTGGTGTTGGTGTGCGCGGAGGTCGTCAAGTGAGCGTCGCGATGAAATGGATCGGCCTCGACGAGGAATACGCGCAGTTGGCGACGCTGCCCGAGGATCTCACCGCCGACACGGTGCCCGCCGTCGAGCACACCGCCGAGGCCGCGAAGAACACGATTCGCAGCGGCTACCCGGCGCGGACGGGCAACCTGCGCAACGGGTTGTCGGTGCAGATCCGACAGGAACGGATGGCGGTGAAGGCGATCGTGATCAACACCTCGCCGCACGCGGTGCTGTTCGAGCGCGGCACGCAGGCGCGCCACACGGCGATCGGGGCGAACCGCGGATCGATGCCCGCTGATCCGATTTTCTCCGCGACGCTAATCCGCGCGCGGCGCACGTTGTACGACGAGGCGATCCCTGCGGTGCTCGTCGATCACGGGTTGACGGTGCAGGGCCGTGCTTAACATCGCCACCGTCACCATCGCGCTCTTGCAGGTGTTGCAAAACGATCCGGCGCTCGCGGCGTTGTTGCCCGACGGCGCGTGGTTCGCCGAGGCGCCGCCGGGGGCGACGCAGTTTGTGATCGTGCAGCTGATCTCGGCGATGAACGTGCCGATGTTCGGTGGCCCCGCGTTCAAGGACGCGGTGTATCTCGTCGAGGCGCGCGCGCTGACGACGACCGGCGCCGACGTCGACGCCGCGTACGCGCGGATCGCCACGCTGCTCACCGACACGCCGCTCGCGATCGACGGCTACGGCACCGCGTTGATCCAGTTCGAAGAGGACGTCGAGATGGTCGAGGTCGACGACATCGATCCGTCGATCCGGTGGACACGCAGCGGCGGGCACCTGCACCTGTTGATCGCGCCGAGCAGCACCGCCGCGGCGGTGAAACTTTCAACCCCGTAACGAAGAGGAACACCGACATGGCAGCACCCGATCGCCTGCACGGTAAGAACGGCCAAATCAAAATGGATCCGACCGGCGTTGGCGGCGTGACCGCGGTGGTCGTCGCGTCGCTTAACAAGTGGGATCTCGATCTCGCGAAGGACCACGTGAAGGTCACGTGCTTCGGTGACACCAATCAGGTTTACGTTGACGGGTTGCCCGACATCAAGGGCACCTACGGCGGGATGTACGACCCGGCCGACGGCCTCGTGATCTTCGATGTGATCGCGGGCACCGTGGCGCCGTGGCTCGAAATGATCCCGAACTCGCTCGATCCGACGAACGTGTTCTCGGGCAAGGGCCTGATGGACGGCAAGATCACCGTCGACAGCAACGGCGCGGTCACGATCGGCGGATCGTTTGTCGCCAACGGGCCGTGGACGTTGCCGACCGCGGCGTAGCACGAGGGGGCCGCGATGGTGGCGGGCGTCGTCGGGCACATCCGGTGGGGGCAGTACACCGCCGCCGCGATCAACGGCTATCACGTCACGCCGACCAACAAGGCGCGCACGACGTGGAAGCTGCACGCGACGATCGTGCTCGCCGACCCCTTCAAGATGACGCAGGCGCCGCTCGTGTTCGTCGCGAAACACGCGAAGGGCGAGTGGCGGTTTCCGATCGTCGACATGCCGCGGCGGCGCGACGGCCTCTATCAGGGGCCGTTCGCCGCGACGGTCGGCGCGCCGCAAAACATTCGGAGGTAGCGCATGGGTCGGTGCCGGGTCGTCGCGCCAGCGGTCGAGCGGTTGCCGCTGTCGGATGGCGATTTTGTCGACGTCAACAAAGAACTCAATTCGGGGCAGTACGTCGAGATGCTCGGCGCGCTCGTCGATCGGAAACCGTTCGCGAAACCGCTCGCGTATCTGGTGGGGTGGTCGCTCGTCGGCCTCGACGGGCAACCGTTGCCCTACGATCTCGATCTCCCCGAAGAAGTGCGGCGCGCGACGATCGGCTCGCTCGACAAAGCGACGATGCGCGAGATCACCGCGGCGATCGATCGGCACGAGGCCGCGGAGGAAGCGGCCCTCGACGCAAAAAAAAAGACGCCAGCATCATCGCCCGCGTCGAATCCAACCTGAATATCTGCCGGGCGATGGGCGGGTGGCGGTACGAGTGGGTCGATACGCTACCGCGCCACGTGCACGCGATCCTCGTCGACCTGTTGAATCGCAAGGATTGACATGGCCCTCACTGGCGTGATGCTCGCCGACTTCAGTGCCTTCCGCAAAGAGGCCGACGCGTCGGCGGCGTCACTCAAACAGGTGGAATCCGGCGCCGACACCGCGGCCTCGAAGCTGTCGAAACTGTCGGACCCCACCGCGATCAAGCAAGGGATCACCGATCCGCTCGGCACGGCGACGACAGCGGCGACAGGGTTCGCCGAATCGATCGGCCCGGTCGGCGTGGCCGCGGCGGCGGCGACGGGCCTGCTCGTGACGATGGGCACGGCGACGCTCAAGTTGGCGACCGACGCCGCCGAGGTCGTCGCCGCGTTCGACGACATGGCCGACAAAACCGGGATGAGCGTGCCCGCGCTCTCGCGGATGTCCAACGCCGCGCAGGTCGTCGGCGCCGACATGCACGTGTTGACGGACACCGTCTTTAAACTCGAACAAAAAATGGGCGAGGGCGGCGAGGCGTTCGAGAAGGGCCTCGCGGCGATGGGCACGTCGACCGCCGAACTCAAAGCCGTCGGCCCCGATCGCTATCTCGAAGTGGTGACGGCGGGGTTGCAGAGCATTCAGGATCCGAGCGCGCGCGCCGCCGCAGGCAACGCCGTCCTCGGCAAATCGTACAAGGACGTCGCCGCGAGCCTCAACGATCTCGCCACTGGCATGAAGCTGACCGCCGACATCGAGCCGTTCACGGCGCAACAGGCCGCGGATGCCGAGGCGTTCCAGTTTCAGGTCGCCAGCATCAAGACCCACATCAGCGCGGCGTCGACCGCGATCGGGAACGAACTGATCCCCGCGGCGAGCGGGATGATCGCGATCCTCGATCGCACGGGCGTCGCGCTCGTGCACATCGCCGACCTCGGGGGCCTCGTCTCGGGCGCGTGGCACGGGATCAAGTTGTCGCTCGGCGAAGCGGACCTCGCGCAGCAAACGATGTTGGCGAACACCGAGATGGTGAATCGCCTGTTCTCCGAGCAGGGCGCGACGGCCGAATCGGTCGCTGAAAAATTGCTGAATCTCGGGTTCAGCGAACAGAACGTCGCCACCCTCACCGGCCTCACCACCGACGCCGTGCACAAGTTGAACGTCGAATTGACCGGCACGAAGACGGCGGCGGAAACCAACGCCGCCGCGTGGGATCGCGTCAACGCCGCGCTCGCCGCGGGGCCACCGTCGCTCGACGGCGTGTCGATGAGCATGCGCGGCCTCGCCGTCGACATGAAGGCCGCGGGCGCCGAGATGAAAGACATCACCGCCACGACCGGCGTGACGGCGGGCCAGATGGCGCTGCTCGAAAAGCAAGTCAACGCGACGAAGACCGCGTTCGCCGATTGGGAAAAGGCGACCAAGGCGCTCGAAGCGGCGATGATCCCGTGGCAGGAATCGCTCGACAGCGTGCCGCCGAAACTACAGGAACAGATCAAGATCGGCCTCTCGGTCGGCGTGTCACAAGACACCCTCGCGAAGGCGTACAAGCTGACGGCCGAACAGGTGAAGGCCGTCTCGATCGCAATGGACGAAGACACCAAAGCGATGAACGCCAACGCCGACATGGCGAAGGAAATGGGCGAGCGCCGCCTCGAAATCGAAAAGGAAATGTTGAAGGCGACCAACGATCGCGTGGTCGCCGAGTTCACCGCGAAAAAAGCGGCCGAGGAAAAAGAGGCGGCGTTCCTGAAGGCGAACCTCGCCGATGCGCAAGCGCAGGACGCGATCCAACAGAACCTCCACCGGACGACCGAGGTCGCGCAGACCGAACTCCAAAAACGCGCCGCGGCGGCGAAGGCCGCATACGACGAGGCGTACAAGGACGCGTCGGTCAATCAAGACAAGATCAACGCGCTGAGCCGTGCGTGGCAG